TTGGCAACAGTCGCGCCAAGAGCGGGATATTGCGGCAAACCTTCCCGTTCATAGCATTCGTGCAAGTCGCGGTGCCGATCGTTGACGTGTTCGTTGTGTTGAATGTCCATGGTTCAGCGCTCCTCTATGGCGTAGCGGCAACCGTCATCAATGAGTACTAGACGGCAATTGATCGGCACATCCGGCTTGCCGATACCGATCTCACCATCATCAATCTTACCTCTGACAATCTTTTCCAATTCAGCCGGCGTTAGATCGTCAAAATAGTTGCGATAATAATCGCAGGCTTTCGTAAAATTAAAGAAATAGCTCGTCCCGTATGTCATGGTGATGTTTCCCTACCTTGAGACAGCGAAATGCCGCCTCTAATGCCTCAGGCGCGGTAGGTCTTGCGACCGCCGCGCGTAAGGCGAATGTGTGGTGTTTTTATCGGGAAAATTCCGGGTAATGGCAAACGCTAGTCACGTCCTTAACGCCAACCGGATTAACCACAAGCGTATCCCAATAAGGCGTTAGATCAGGATGAGTCTTGCAGAACGGACAGGCGCAGCCATTGGCGATCGGTCGCCAAGCTTCGACTGGCAAAGCAACGAAAACTGTTTTCTTGTTCTTGGCTAACTCGGTACGTAAGCCGTTAAAATTTGTCATATGAGATTTCCCTACCGTTAGCGAAGGACACCATGTCCTCCTAATGCCCTAAGGCCGGTAACCCGAAGGTGCCGGCCGTAGGACTATGTGCGAGGGATCAAACGCGCGAGTCATGCCGCAACCTGTGTTTTCTCAATGATGAAAGCCGGCTCATCCGCCCATACGAATGCGTAACCACGACCGGGCAAGGCGCCGATGTGCCAGTTACCGGACCAACCGTATTTGTCGGCAAACGTCTTGGCCGCGCGAGTGTGGTTTTCTTCACTGTTTAGCGCATGATCCCAATGCAGAGTGATCGAACCGGCTTCTGCACTTGCCTTCACACGCGATCCGCGAAAATTCGACGGACCAATGTATTTCGTTTGGATTGCTTGTCTTGCGTCTACAGTCATGGGATGTCCCTACCGTTTGGAGAAGCACCGCGCCTCTCTTGTTTACATATGTAAAGCAGAACGGCGCAGGGTTCAAGTCCAAGAAAAGTTGTGCACAGGCCAAGAGCATCACAAGATGGTGATTGCAAGAGAACGGAATGGCAACGTAAGATTGCCAAACAATGAATGCGACATCTTGACTGACCTATTGAAACAAGATTACCCTACGCGCGCACTCCAACTCCCTGAGATTTATCCCATGCAAGATCAGCCGTTGATGTCGGCGGATGAAATACGCCATCGAATATGGGCTATCAGAAACAGCGATCGTACCGAACGCCTCGCCAAGCGGGAACCAGGTGTCTCAACAATTGCAAGACGCGCTGATTGTTCAGCACGATACCTCTGCATGATTGCCCTTGGCCAAGTCAAACCAGCTCCGAAAATGCAAGCCAAAATCTCCAAAGCCATCCACGAGCTATTCCCTAGAAACGGGAATTGAGGCAGAACGCTTTGGTTCCAGCCTTTGAGCGGCTGTTTTCTGGCTGTTTTCGACCGTTTTCGCCGATCGGCGCCAAAGCCGGCGGAGGGTGCTTCCGCCTGCCAGTGTTGAAAACGTTGGGCTTTTCGGCACTTCGGCGATCCAGTCCACAAATCAGCCCACAAACGAGGGAAAGTTCCAGTGGACCGACCGACCGGTCCAGTTGGCGCGCCGCCGGCGCCTGGCCGATGGGTCCTGGCTTTGCGGATTCGGCGGCGACCTCCTTGGTTCACCCCCGGAAAAAATCTTGGTGTGGCTGTTTTTTTTTGCTGATGGGTGTGTGTTATGGTTTTGTGGTGGCGGCTAGGCTTGATCGGCTGAACGCACCGTTTAGCTGTCGTTGAGAGCGAGGCTATCCGCACGGTGTTGCCGCCACGCATGGGGGCTGAGTTGATGGAGAGGTGGGGGCCGTTGGCGGACCGTGATTTGGTATTGTTGTTGGTTGCGCTGGTTGTTGTGCTGGCGGTGATTGGGGTGTTTTTGCTGTGGGGACGTTTATGACTGACGTTGTGATTGCTGTGGATGGGCGGTGTTTTTTCCTATCGTACCGTTGTTGTGGTCCTTGGTTTATTCCATCTGCATTCGCTCTTTGTTTCACGTGAAACGGTTGCAATGCGATGGTACAGGAGGCGACGGCGGGGCAGGCGAGGATTGCGGGAGGGATTGTGATGGCGAAGAGTTATAATTTGAGCGGCCCGATCATGCTGGAGGGATTGACGAACCAGCAGGCGCTTTCCTTTGTGGGGGTTGTAGTGAACGAGATTCCGGCGCACAGCATGGGGACTGCGGATTTGAACATTCATGCGGAGGGGCCGGCGGGGACTGATCCGTTGCCGCCGCAGAGGGTAGCGGGGAAGTCTGTGGATGAGTTGAGGGCCTCGCTGGAGCAGGCGCGTGCGGCGACGACCTCGGGGCCGGAGGATATTGTTTACGATGTTCGTGGCAGCGTGAATCTGGTGGGTTTGAGTTTTGCGGAGGGGATGGATTTGATTGACACTGTGATGGCGGCCATCCCGGAGGACTCACTGGTGATGACATCGATGCTTGTTGTGGAGTGCTGATTTTTTTTATTTGACTTTGGCTCTGGGGCGGTAGACGCTTTGGAGTGCCGGGACAGCGGTCGCTCCGTTTCCCTTTGCCCCTATCCAAGGGGATTACCGGCAGCATTTTTGATAGGGCTCTCCCCATGTCACAATCACGTCTAGTTTCGGTCGAGCGGTTGCGGGAACTCATCGCGACTGCCGATCCGGAAGTTGCTTGCGCATTGTCCGAACTTCTAGCCATCAAGGAGCGGCGGAAGGCAAGCCGGGAACTCAACCGGGCGAGCAATGCTTTGAGGCAGAAGAGGTTTCGCCAGCGGCGGGCTGCCGTAACGGCGTTACGTAATGGCGCCGTTACTGATTCCAATAAAAACAATGACTTAGACCGTAACGCCGTTACTAGTAACGCTCACGTTACTAATGTCAATGAAATCAATGAGGTAGACCGTAACGCCGTTACGCGCGATACATCTACTCTTACTTACTTACTTAAGGAAAGAAAGAAAGAAGAAGAAAGAAAGATTAGAGGAACGCACAAAAAAGGTTTTCGGCTTCCGGACGATTGGAACCCGCGTGAGGCGGACTTTGCGATGGCGGTTGCGAGGCTCAACGGTTCGGCAAAACTGGAGCTGGAAAAGTTCCGGGACTATTGGAAGGCCCAACCTGGGCAACGCGGGACCAAGCTAGATTGGGATGCGACCTTCCGGAACTGGGTGAGGAACGCCAAAGGAGGGGTTGAAAAACCCAGGGCCTTCGATGTCAGGAGGCACCTGGTATGAGCGAGACCATTCCGTTTCCGCGTCATGGCATAGCCGGCTATTACGCGCTTGCCGATTTGCCGCAACCTGCTCCGTTGTTGGAGTCGGCGCGTTCGACCGGCTATCTTGAGCTGGACAGGATTTTGAAGATTTATCCGTCGCAGTTCATCGTCTGCACCGGGAATGCCGGTTCTGGCAAGTCCACCTTCATGTTCAACCTGATCGTCAACCTGTGCTGGACGCACGGTGACAAGGCGTGGCTGTATGTGCCGGAGAACGAGCTAGGCCTGTTCAGAAAAATCGAGCGGTTGTTCAACGGCCACAGCGGAAAGTTCGGCAAGTTCGCCCGCGAGCGTTGTTTTGTGCAGTCGTCGAATTATCAGCATTACCACGATGAGCCCAGGGATATCGAGTGGATACTCGGTCACGCCTTCGAGGCTTACCAGAGGGACGGCGTTAACCTTGTGCTGATCGATCCCTGGAACGAGTTGGAGCGGGCGAGGCTCAAGGACGAGTTGTTGACCGACTACATCGGTCGATGTCTGATGCGGGTCAAGATGTTTGCGCGGCAGACCGGATGCACGATGTTGATGGTTGCGCATCCGACCAAGGCGAGCGTCGGACGCGATGTCACGATGTCGGACATTGAGGGTTCGATGGCTTGGTTCAACAAGTGCGACAACGGCCTGATTGTGCAGCATGAGGCTGGTGCGAAGGATTGCACCGTGATTTCGGCCAAGGTGCGGGAGCAGCCGGATGGTGGCGCGCTTGGCCACTGCATTTTCCTGGTTGACAGGATGAGTGGAATTTTCAGCGAGCAACAAGGCGGAGGACAGGCACTATGAGCGCACGGGCACGGGAGTATCGTTTGCTGATTGATGATATCATTGCCGACAATGCGAGGCTGAAAGCGATGGGTTTTGGCGATCTTGTGGAGCCCGACGAATGGCAGCAATTGAGCGACGTGGTTGGTAGCGTGATGAAAAAACTTGAGGTGGGTGATGCCCAAGAGAAAGCGGAAGGCGAAGGCTAGGAAGCGAATAGCTAAAGCTGGCAGCCGCGAGGCGCTGATCCGCTTGATTGAAGTCGAACGGGAGTTGGTGAAACGCCATGGAGCGGCCCATGATGGACAACTTTGAGCTGACGCAGAAGATTTTGAATCTGCTGGCCGAGAATACCGAGGAAGCGGAGGAGGCGATTTTCGTCATGGTTCTGGTGCTGACGAAAATCTGCCTGGTGCAGAACATGGCTGTGCCGGCGCTGGATGCGCGGGTTGCGCGCTACATGCGGCTGGTACGCGAGCACGAGGCGAAAGATTTGCAATGACCGAACAGGAAATCGCGAGTCAGGTACTGGAGTTCATCCTCGACAACGCCGATCCTGACGAGGCGGCGCGCGTGGTTGCGCTGGTTGGCCGTGTGCTCATGCTGATCGATGACATGCAGCGGCAAGGCGCCAGCCTTGATGCCGTGATGGCAGAGATTGCCAAATTGGTCCCGGTGTCCGGCGGCGACGACGAGGTGTTGCAGTGATGGATGACAAGGTTCTGAAATTCGAACTTCCTGCCTATACCATTTTGGAAAATGGCTATCTTCATGGCACATGGTTCTGTGGGCGACCAATGGCAAAATATTACGGTGCATTCCCGCAATCGTTTTGGCCACGAGCCAAACAGGTACTTAGACCTTGGGGATGCATGGCGCATTGGTTTAGCGGTACAATGCCGCCCGAACCTGGAATCATCACGATCGACGGCAATCCAACCACCAAACCATCGGTAGTAAGTCTTGGCACCGTTCTGCCGTTTGCCGATTGCACTTTCGATGCATCATTTGCTGATCCACCATACTCACCGGAAGATTCGAAACGCTATAACCTGCCCTATGTTACTGCGAGCAAGGTGGTAGCAGAATTGAGCCGTGTGACCAAAATAGGAGGCAAGATAGGTTTGCTGCATGAATTTATTCCGCCGACCAAAAAGTTGCCGGTCAAGTTGTTGGGTGTCATTGGGATCATGAATGGACCGCAAAAGCGAATACGGTTGTTGGCCATTTATCGAAAGATCGCCGAACAGCAGATGTTGTCTTTTGTGGATGAAGGTTGATCAATGGACGATAAAGTCCTGAAATTCGAACTGACGCACTCTTCGGTTGCGCCGTTTCCGCGGGCGCGCTTCCTGCAATTTCTGTCGCGGCTGAAAGTGCAGTCGAAGGATTTCGGGCTGGTGCCGTTCAAGCTATTGGGTTCGCAATTGTACATCCTCGATGAAATGTGCAAGGCGCTGGACAAGGGGATAACGACGTTCGTGATTTTGAAATCGCGGCAGTTGGGTTCGACGACGTTCTTCCTTGCGCTCGACATGTTCTGGGGATTCGAGCATCCCGGCCTGCTCGGCGTTCTGATGACGCACAAGGAGGAAGCGAGAGATGATTTCCGCGCCGCGGTTGAGGTTTTCTTTGCGGAGACGCCGAAGCGGTTTCGCGTGCACTATGTCCGCCACAACCGCAATCTCTTAATCCTCAAGAACGCCTCGCGGTTTCGCTATTTGATTGCCGGCACTGCGGAGAATCGCAAGGGCGGGCTCGGCAGATCGGGCGCGGCGAACTTCGTGCATTCGACGGAAACCGCGTTCTATGGCTCGGGCGAGGCGCTGGGCGAATTTCGCTCGCAGACCTCTTCGCTGTATCCGCATCGCCTGCAGATTTACGAATCCACCGCGAACTCGTTCAACCACTTTCACGACCTCTGGGAGCTGACCCGAAATGACCCGACCAAATCTGCTATATTCGTTGGATGGTGGCGCGACGAACGTAACGCCTTTCCGGTTGGCCACCCCTTCTTTGACGCCTACATGCCTGACGGTATTCGCACCACACTCACCCCATTGGAGCGTCGTAGGGTTCGCGACGTTCGAGAACAATACGGTTTCGAAATATCCCTCCAGCAAATTTCCTGGTATCGCTGGCACCTCTCATCGGAAAAGGAAAACGATCAGGCGTTGATGGATTCGGAATATCCGTGGACCGAGAGCGACGCATTCCAGGCCACCGGCTCAAAGTTCTTCACCGTGGAGGCGCTCACCAACGTGACGCGGGAGGCCAAGAAACATCTGCTCAGGGGTTTCCGCTATCGGCTCGGCCAACGCTTCGAGGAAACCCGGGTGGCGCCGTTCGGCGATCCCCGCGCCGAGCTGAAGATTTGGGACGATCCCTCGCCTTACGGCTACTACGTCCTTGGCTGTGATCCCGCCTATGGCAGTAGCGATGAAGCCGATCGCACCGCGATTTCGGTGTGGCGGGCTTACGCCGACGTGATGGTGCAGGTTGCCGAATACTGCACGCCGATCCCCTCGACCTATCAATGCGCCTGGGTGCTGGCGCATCTGGCAGGCTACTACGGCCAGTGCTTCCTGATGCCTGTCTTGGAGATAACCGGACCTGGGCAGGCGGTGTTCGATGAGCTGACCAAGGTTGCGGCGCACTGCCGGGATATCCGGCCGAACGAGGACGATCACGGCATCCGCAACATTCTGCAAAACATGCGGCATTTTTTCTATCGTCGGATCGATAATCCCGGCGGCGGCGAAATGGTCTATCAGTGGAAAACCACCATGGAATTGAAGCGCCGCATGATGAACCAGATGAAGAACGGCATCGAGCTGAACAGGATGATCCCGCGCTCGCTTCATCTGTGCGAGGAAATGCGCCAGATCATCAATGACGAGGGTTCGATCGGGGCGGAGGGACACGGCAAGGACGACAGGGTGATGGCGGCGGCCTTGGCGTATCAGGGCTGGAACAACTGGGTACAGCCGCGGGTGAAGGCGCTCGGCTTGACCTTGGCGAACTCCGAAAAAATCGAGCAGCGCGGCGGCACCGAGCCGGTCGATCGCCTGATCACCTCGTTCCTCAAGAAGGTAAACATCCAGGTGCCCTCATGACAGACAACGTGATTTTGCAGTGGAGGTTAGGACCGGGCATGAAGGTGAAGTGGGGACCGGCCACTGATTACTTGGATCAAATCGTGGAGCAACCGCATTCGCCGCGTCGCATTGTAGAAATGCGCGCCATCTATGCCGGTGACGAGCCCGGCCCCAGCACGCTGCAACTGGTGCGCTGTTCGAACGGCGTTGCCAATTTCCAGATGATCGGAGGCGGCATCAAGTACGCCTTTGCCACGCATCGAGAGGGCGACGGTTTCATTGTCATCAGCGGCGATGCGGAAGCCTGGGAAGCATTCGAGACGGTGCCGACATGATCGCAAGGGCGACATTGACATGACCGCGTTGATCTGTGTCGTGATATTTTCTGTTGGCATCCTGCGCGACGTGACGCGCGAACAACTGCGCGATGTCACCGACAAGGCTACGGGCGTGCTGTGGTATCCGCCGCCCTACGTGGTGTTTCCCTGCATCATGACCGACACGGAAGCCTATCATTTCTATGCCAGGCATGACCCGCAGATGTGGGGCGACTACGATCCGCAGCGGGGAATGGCAGGACGATGACGCCGCTTGAATTCATCATGGTGATGGGCGCATTCTTCGTGCTGATCATCTGCACGGCATGGTTCATCAGCGAATGGAGGGGATGATGGGCGTGATCCGAACCTGGGTTTGTTTGAATTGCTCGCAGGAGTTCGATTCCTGGGAATCCAATCCCGCCTGCCCTTCCTGCGAATGCGTGCGGGTAAGTTGGGTGCCGGGCGGTGGGCATATCGCGGGCGTTAGCAGATCGGGCGACGCCGAGTTTCGGGCACTGGCCGACGTGTTCAGGCTTGACGATCTGCACTCGGCCAAAGCGGGCGAGGCGGCGAAGAAGATCGAGAACCCGCAACCGGCCTATGCCAATGGTGTTTTCGGCACTCCCCACGATTTCGGCGGCTTTGTCGCCAACATCGATCCGAACGCGGGCGCGCAGTGTCTGCCGGCGGCGAACAAGATCAACTTCAAGGCCAGGGCGGAAATAGGCCGCTCGCTCGGCGGTGGCCAGTTGGGCGCGCCTAGCGTACAGTCGGTAACCGGCATAGATTCTTCGTACAGGCCAAAGCCATGATCGCAAGGGCGACACTGACATGATCATTCCTGATAACACAAGCGATCGCATCGACCTCTTGGCGTGGGTCTTGGAAACCTGCCTGTTGTCGGTTGATGATCGCCGCGAGTTTTACGATCGCCGCCGGCAATTCTTCCTGCATGGGAGCGCGACCGACAATGAGGCTATCTATAACCGTTTGGAGTCTCATATCGATCTTGTCAGTAGTTTTCTTTACTCGCCTGATCATGCCGAGTTTGCGCTGGCCGCGCCGCTCAATTCCGACGACGCCTTGGTCAAGCAATTCATGGCGGCACAAGATCATTTCAACAGGGAGTTCCGGGATGCCGGGATGTTCGATTTTTTTGGCGACGCGCTCCCCTGGAGCATCTGCTTTGACACCATGCTCTTGAAAATGGGATGGTCGGAGGTGCGGGACGAATTGACCTGCACGCTGGTCGAGCCCTGGAAGTTCGGGGTGTTCTCGGAGGAAGTTACCGATCTGGAAAGCCAAGAGGCGTTTGTTCACAGCTATCATATCGATTACGACAACGCCTGCCAGCGTTTGCTCCGCGCCGGGCTCGGTGACAAGATCGAAAAGTTGAACGTCGTCAACACGCCCTATGAATCGCCATACCCTGAATTGATCACCCGCATGATCATCGCATCAACAGGGGGCACCAACCTGTCGGGCAACGTCACCGGCTCGGTCAACCCATCCTATGTTGCAAGGCCAAGCTACCACGCCAAGGTCAACCGTCCCCTCGTGCAATTCCATGAGCTGACGGTGTGGGATAGCGAATGCAGTGATTACCGCGTGTTCTTCATGGTCGGCAGCGATATCATCATTTCCGACAGCAAGTCCGTGATCGAAGTTTTGAAGAAAACCGGCGGCTTCAAATCGCAGCGCAAGCAGCAGGAGCAATTCTACAACACCCAGTGCAATCCGTTCCTGCCGCTTGAGACGCCCTATGTACAGATCAGGCCGTATCAGATTTACGATTATTTCTGGGGCAAGTCTCACATCGAGTCATTGATCCCGTTGCAGGAGTGGAGCAACGAGCGGCTAGAGCAGATTCACGATATCCTGGAAAAGCAGGCGTATCCGCCGAAAGTGGGTTCGGGTTTTCTCGGGCTGTCGGACGAAAAGATGGAAGCCTTTGGCGGTGCCGATACCTGGGTGATGGATCAGTTGCCGCAGGCCGCAATCAAGGAATTATATCCGGAAATGCCGCCCGATATCTTTGCCGACTACATGCAGATCGGGGCCTTGATGGTCGAAGCATCGGGCTTGACCGAAACCATTCAGGGCAAGGGCGAGGCGGGCGTGCGCTCAAAGGGCCATGCCAAGCAGTTGCAATCGACCGGCGCCGGCCGCATCAAGAAAACCGCGGCACGGCTGGAGGCGCCGCTGGTTAGGATGGGCGACCTCGCGCTTCGCCTAAACATGCGCAACAACGACGACCCGATTCAGCCCGATCCCAAGCAGAACGACAAGCCGGGCGATCCCTTCTATTTTTCGAACCTGGTCGGCGACTACTCGCTTTCAGTGGCCGGGCACTCGCATTCGCCGCTATTCTCGGATGATACCAAGGAACTCGCCGCTGGCCTGTTCAAGATGCAGGCGATCGACCACGAGGCGGTGCTTCGGATGCTCAATCCGCCGAACCGCAACAACCTGATTCACGCCTTAAGGCAGCGGCAGAAGCGGCAGGCCCAGGCGGCGGCGCAGCGGGCAGCGATGGGACTGCCGCCACCGGGCGCACCGCCAAAGGGCAAGAAAGCGAATGGACAACACCCGCCCGTGTAGGTATCTTTGCCCACTACCCTGCGGTCCGGGTCGGCCCGTAACCCTTGTGGAGAAATGACCATGGCAAGGCGCAAAGGACGCCGTAAGGGGCGCAAGCATAGACGGAAGTAAGCCCTAACCGGCACTTCCAAAGGTTACACGGCAGACCCGTCGCTAAAGCCCTGCGGCGGGTTTGTTGTGTTCACAGAGGCTTGACGGTACTAGTTAAGGGGGCGTATCAATTGCGGCACACAAACCCTTGGCCCCGTGATGCCCGAAGGCTTACCGCCTCCCATGCCAGGACCGCCCGGTGGACCTCCCGGTGCTGGTCCGGGCGGACCAACGCCAGCAATTCCCAAATCGCCGGTTGGCGGCCCCGGTGGACCCGGCACGTCGCCGATGATGTCGCCAGGTGGCGGCGCCGGCAACCGCGCCTTTGCCATGACACAGATCAAGGCGGCGCACTCCGCGTTGTTACTGGCATCCAACGCCTTTGACGCCGGGAGCAAAGAACAACAAGCGCTGTTGCGGGCGGTGACTGCGATCAATACGATTGCCGGCAAGGCAGAAAGCGCCTCGATGGTGCCGGCGGGCCTTGCCGCGATGGCCCAGGCCTCAAAACAGGGACCGCTAACTGCGGCCCCGCCGCCGGGCGCAATGGGACCACCGGGCTCTGGTGGACCGCCGATGCCGCCGCCTGACATGGCCGAAGCCGCTTAACCAGGAGAAACCAGATGGCCGAAGGATATCTCAAACCAAAGCAGGGCTCCCACTCTCTCGGCAAGCGCCGGATGGAGGATGGCATTTTCCGCAATCCGCCGACCTATACCGAACTGGGCGGGTTCTCATCGTCCGCCAAGTGGACCGACCCAAGCGGGCGCCGGCAGAAGATCGGCAACCCCAGCCTCGAAAAGGGCGGGCCGTCCTCGCAGAAGGGGAAGCCAATTTAGATGGCCGACAATCCCAACATCGATGATGCCACCGCGATCAAGTTAGGTCGCATGTTTGCCGGCATGGCCCACCACGACAAGGGCCGCAAGACCGCCGCCAAGCTTGTGCGCGACACCATGCCCGACTCGCCGGAGGCGCGATCGTTTGCCGATGTCGAGCAGGAGGAACGCTTCGAGGCCTTCAAGCAAGAACAGGAAGCCAAGGAAATCGAGCGGCAGAAGGACGCCGTGGTTGCCAAGATGGACGCGCAACGCCGTCGCCTGCTCTCGGGCGGTGACAACGGCGAGGGGCGAAAATACAGCGAAGATGACGTCAAGCAGATCGAGACGCTGATGCAGAAAAAGGGCATCATCGATTACGAGGACGGCGCCACGCTGTACGCCGCGACGCTTCCGCCATCGGAGCCAAAGCCTGGCCGCGACATTCCGGAAGTCCACGGCGCCACCTGGGAATTTCCGGAATGGGCGAAGTTCGGCCCCGATCCGGTGAAGGCGTCACGGGAAACCGCCAATCAGGTAATCACAGAATTGATGCGACAGAGGCGTTAGGCGCCTAATGGGAGGCTGATTTGCCGCAACTTGGATCAGGCATAATCCCGGCAAGCGGGGCGATAGCATCCGAACTATCTTCGGTTGTACGTAGAGCCTTTATGCCGAGGGTTTACGTTCAAATCTGGAAATCCGCTCCGACAGTCGCGGCCTTGCTTGCATCGGCGCAGGTGGCAACCGGCGGTCTGTCGCCGATCACCGCACCCTTGCAGGGCACGCCGATGGTTTCGGGGCAGTGGGTTGATTACTCCGGCTCGTTCCAGCAACCCGGTGTGCAGCCCGGCATTCAGAATGCCGAGTTCAATCTCAAGGCGTTCGTGACCACGATCCCGTTCCTGGGGATGGAAGGTCTGGTACAGCTCGACTATTCCGTCGTGCCCTTGATCGAAGCGCGCATGAACGACTCAACGAACGTCACGATCGACACTTTTGCGACGGCCTTGTTTAACAATATCGCCAACCAGCAGCAGTTGATCGGCTTGCCGGCGGCGATCGATGACGGCACCTTTGCGGTGACCTATGGCGGCGTCAACCGCACCAACAATGCGTTCTGGAAATCGACCTACGTTCACAATGGCGCGCCGACTACGCCGACCCGCAACTTGATGCTGCAATATATCGCGCAGGTGACAAAGCAAACCGGGGAAATGCCGACTATCGGCATCATGGGTTTTGGCACCTGGACCTTACTGGCGCAGGATTTCACCACGCAGGAAAGATATAACATCACGCCCGGCAATGCCTTCGGTGCTGATAAGAAAGTCGAGGCGCTATTCCGCGCGCTCGATGTCGCCGGCGTCCCCTTTTATGCTGATCCCTACTGCCCGGAGGGCGTGCTGTATCTGATCAACACAAACTATCTCTCGCTGTACCTGCATGAGCGGGCGGCGTTCTCGTTCACCGGCTTTGAATCGACGCTCCCAAATAATCAACTCGGCTATATCGGCGCGATCCTTTCACTGCTTGAACTTGCTGACGTCAAGTGCAAGGCGCACGGCAAGTTCGACAACATTTCATTCCTGAATATCTAGGGGGAAACAGATGGCACAGACTCGCGGTAATTTCCCCTATCCGACCGCGCAACCGGCAGAAGGCGGCGGCGTTATCGTGCTCGGGCAGGGCGGCACCTGGTATCCGCCGGCCGGCGAATGGCTGATGACACTCCCGGCCGCCAACATGGTTTTGGAATGGTGGAATCCGATTTCCGGGGCATGGCAGACCATCACCTCGGCATCGGATTTTGTTTCCTCTGACGGCGCCAATATCCGCCTTCGCAACACCACCGGCTCGGTATCGATCGCCTCGTTCGCCGCGGGTTCTGGCGGCACCAACGGCATCGGCTCGGGCGGCTCCGGCGCGGTGGCGTTTTCCGCACCATCGGCTGGCGGCGTGCAGGCAACCGGCTATGTCATCGTTGGCGGTTCGGTGCAGGCACCGACCATCACGCAGGCAGGTTCCGGCTTCCTGGTTCCGCCATTGATCGTGATCGACCCACCGCCGCAGGGCGGCATCCAGGCCAGCGCGGTTGCGGCGCTAACCGCGGGCGGCGGCATCACCTCGATCACCATGGTCAACGTCGGCGCCGGCTATGCGGCAAGCCCGAATTTCTACGTGATCCCGCAACAGGCGTATTACACGGGCGCGCCATCCGGAGGCACGACCTTTGCCGCAGCGGCTTTCCCGCCGCCCGGCCTGGTACATCCCAACAACGCCGTGCAGGGCAATCAGAACACGTCGGTAGGCTCCGGCGTGCTGTTGACCCCGGCCGCGCTGACGGGCTCTGGCACGGTGACTGGCGTCGTCGTCGTCAACGCCGGCTCGCAATATACGGGCACGCCAACGGGCACCGTGACGGGTGCGGGCGCGGCAACCGTTACGCTCAACGCCGTGACCGCGGCGGCCAACCTCACCGCCTTCTGGCAACCGAGAGTGCAGTGAGCAAGAAATCGAAGTCACGCCAGCCGCATCATCCCGCTCATCCTTCTACGCCGGAGGTTGATCCCGACGACTATGAGCAGGAGATGGAGGAAGAGTTAGAGGAACAGGATATGCCCGACGAACCCGAGGAAAAGACGCCGAAGGAAGAGGAACCAAAGCTGGTGAGTTATGCACCGGGCTACGGTGTTGGTCCTGACGGCGGCTCTGTTGAATTGCCGAAGAAAGACGAAGAAAAGAAAGACTGACAATGGAACAGGAAGAGCCGGCGGTCCGCATCAAGTATGTGCGCGTGACCAATTTGGGCACCGTGATGTTTCATGACCGCCACAACGGCGTGCCCCTGAAGATACAGCCGGGCGAGGCGCGCAACGTGCCGCTAGAGCCGGCCGCGCATATCTTCGGCTGGAAGCCGGATGTCGAACCCGACGTGATGTTCCGCCACATCCAGAAACGGCAGGGCTGGAACACGACGGAATATCTGGCCATCGATCCCGAAACCGGTCTGTCAAAGGCGCAGGTTCACTTCTCCAAGTTGAAGATCGAGCCTGTGATGTACCGGCTGGTTGAAGTCGAGCGCGATCCATCGAAGCCGATCGCGGCCGATCCGCAGCCGCCGGAAGAACCGCGTCCGCCCCGCCGTGTAGACGTTAGAGCCTGATTGAAGATGCATGATCCTCTCGGACTATATCACGCAGGTTCAATTCCTGGTCCATGACCAGACGAACGCCGATTTTACGCAGTCCGAAATAATTGCCGCCGTCAACAATGCCCGCAACTCGGTTGCGCTCGATTTCCATTGCGTGCGGCAATCCTACCTCTCGGCTCCAGCTCTGACGCCGCCTAATCTCTCGCTCTACAATCCCGTCTCGACCATACCGCAGCAGGAGGTCTATCCGCTCTTTGGTCCGAACGGAAACAACGGGCAGATCGTCGGCGCCCAAGTGCTAACAGGCGGCAGCGGCTATTCTCCGGCAACCACGGTGACGTTCTCCGCAGGCCCGACCAATTCGGTACAGGCAACCGGCGTTCCCGTGATAGCGAACGGCGTGATCCAGCAAATCAACATGACGGCGTGGGGCACCGGCTACAATCCGGCGGTGCCGGGCTCGGCGGGCTTCCCGACCATAACAATCGCTGATCCCGGCGGCGGCACGGGTGCGACCGCGCAATGCACCATGTTCAACAATGTCTTTAACGTGCTCTCGATTTCCTACATCTGGGGCAATCAGCGTTACATGCTGCGCTTCCGCGGCTTTGGCCTGTTCCAGGCTTACATGCGCTCGCAACTGTTCTTCAATCAGCGCGGCTTGATCTGGACCATTCAGGAACAGATGGGCCTTGTCCTGATCCAGCCGCCGCCCGATCAGCCCTATGTGAGCGAGTGGGACGTGCTGTGTTTGCCGATGCCTCTGATCAATCCGGGGGATACGGATACGCAAGTGGTGCCGCCCTATAGCGATGCCGTGCAGTATTATGCGGCCTACCTCTGTCTGTTGAAGCTACAGAATTTTGAGCAGGCCGAGTTTATGCTGAAAATCTATTCCGCGAGGGTGCCCCGTATCATCATCGGTGCGGGTGGTGTTCGCATTCCCAACGTCTACAACAGAAATTTCCAGCGTCGCGTTGCGAGGTAGATCATGCCTCCCGGCCAGATGCAGCGCTCCGCACAGAAGTTCGCAGTTTTTGAGCAGTTTTCAAAACTCAACACGCAATCGGTACGGCAGGCACTCAAGGAAGGCGAACTTTCCTGGCTGGAAAACCTGCAACCGATCGCTCCGAACAATCTCGCCGCGGTGCCCGGTCCGGCCAGATCGCCGCTTGCGACCATCAGCGAAACCGCGTCCGTTGGCTTCTACGCTTTTATCAATGGCGTTGACTATCTGATCGTGTTCACGACGGCGGGCGCAGGATTTTTCATCAACATCGCAACCGGAGTTGTCGGTCAGTTTGCGCCCGATGGCACATTTTCCAACGATCCAGACCTGACGACGTGGCAGGGGCAACGCGCTTTGATCGCCGATCCCGTCGCCGGTTATGGGACATTCGACGGAACGATCTACGTCAACACCGGCAATGTCTCGCCGAACATAACGGTGACGAATGGAGGTTCCGGCTATTCTCAGTCATCGCCGCCTACGGTAACGATCACGGGCGGTTCCGGCTCTGGCGCCACAGCGCACGCCGTTGTCAGTTCCTCCGGCGCTGTTGTCCAGGTGGTGCTCGATAATCCCGGCCACGGCTATTTGCCGGGGGATACGCTCACCGTAAACTTCGGCACGTCACCGGGTTCTGGTGCAGCCGGCCATGTCACCATGACCGGATTTCCGATTGCATCAGTCAGTATTGTTAATAACATTATTGGCGTACCGCCTGTCGGCAACAGGGCCATGGTCTTTACAGGCGGCGGCGGTTCGGGCGCGGAAGGTTATGTAACTGTTGATGCAGGTGGGCATATTACCAGCACCACGGTTACATCGCCCGGTTTTGGCTATACGAGTGCGCCTACCGTTACTGTTAGCGGCGTTACGCATGGCCCTTATAAACTGACTGCGGTTCTTGGCACGCAATCGGTAGCGACGATTGTCAAGGATACCTCCGGTACCGGATACGCCGCGCCTCCCGCCGTCACCATCACACCGGCCGATGGCATTGGTTCCGGAGCTGCGGCGGTATCGACACTGACGGGAACCTCCGTCAATACGCTGGCGCTCGTGGCCTCGCCCGTTGATTCCCTGACGATTGCCAACCAGGGCGCCTATTCGACCGCGCCGGGCACCTACGCGCTGGTATTTTCGGGCGGCGGCGGCTCGCTGGCGGCGGGTACGGGAACGCTGACCTCGATCACCGACCCCGTGACGGGACTCGCGCGCACAGTGATTTCAGCGGCTAACATCACCAACAATGGTTCGGGCTACACCACGGCGCCAACTGTCAGCATATCCGGCGGTGCCGGCACGCTCGGAACCATCATCGCGCATATCACGTCGCAAGGTGTCGGGTATGATTCGACTCCGGCAGTATTCATCGGTGCCGGCTCAGGTGCAGCCGCATCAGCCCATGTGTGGCCGTTCACGGTTTCGACCAATCCCGCCTATGCCTATACGACGGTTGCGGTGTTCCAGGGCCGAGTGTGGCTCGGCGGCGGGCCGCTGCTGACATGGACGGGCACCGGGGCCACTTACGGCAATGTCGGCTATGACGATTTCCTTGCCGCCGATGCCGCAGGCTCCCTGATCATTAGTGACGCCGACCTGATCCATGCCATCACGGCGCTGCGGGCGGCCAATAACTACCTCTACATCATGGGCGACCAATCCGTTAAGCAGATCGGCAATATCTCGATCGGAGCGGGCTCGGTTACGCTGTTCACCATCCTCACGCTGTCGTCGGACCAGGGCACGATCTACAAGGATAGCTGCGGCTCGTTCAATCGCGTGTTCATGTTCGTCAATTCGAACGGCGTCTATGCGGTGTTCGGCTCAAGTGTGCAGAAGATATCGGATGACCTCGATGGCATATTCCGCCAGATCGATTTCTCGCAACCACCGAAGGCCGCGCTCGCTGATATCCGGAACATCCACAATATTGCGTTTTTGGTTAGATATATCGACACCACGAGCACGCGCTCGCTCTTGCTGATTTTCAACGGGCAAAAGTGGTTCTTGGCCAACCAGGGCAACAGCCTCAAGACCATTGTCTCGACGGCATCGCTCTCAACCGGCAAACTTCGCCTGTTCGGTTCGTCGGGTTCGGATTTGACCGCGCTGTTTGATGATTCCACGGTTGCCGTTCCCTTCAAGTGGCAATCCGCGCTCACCCATCACGGCAACGCGGTACAGCGCAAGAAGGTGATCCGCGCTGGCTTTGCCGTCACCATGGGCGCCAACGGACAATTGTCCATGTCCGTCGATACCGACGAAACCACCAATCCCTACAGCCAAACGGTGCATTCCGGTTTCCGCGCACTCTCGTTCCAGACCGACAACATGGCGCGGTCAATTGACGGCAGCGGGCGCTATCTCGGCATGACTATCACGGGAACGCTGGCGAATTTCGTTGGTAGTGCCATGACGCTAGAATATCAGGAAACCAACTTGGGCAACAGGAACACGCCATGAATTTCCAGCCCGATATCTGCACATTCAAGGATATCGTTGGTTATGGTGCCTTCGATATCGGCCACGACCGGGAACACCTGCAATTCGTGCAGGTAGCCGCAGCCATGACGCCCGCGATCGTGCTGCCTGCCTATGACTTTCTCAACATCCTCAACTCCGGGAGTACCCAGAAGAACCAGCTCGAATCGCATCAGGAAGCACACGAGCTATTGAGCAGCATTGCCGGTATCACGTCGGTCGATTTCACCCAATTCGACCTGTCAAAGCAGGATGATTTTTATAACTTCCTGGGATACCATCAGACCACCCACCAGCAACTTCGCCAATTCTTCGGCATCGTCTAGGAGGGCAAAATGTTCGGCTCGGAATTCGCAAAACAATTCGGATTACCGGGGCCGCCCTGGGAAACACTCGATAGTTTTCAGGGCTTCTTCGGCCCGATAGCGCCGCAGCAACAGCTTCCCGGTAGCGAACTCCTGGGCGAGCAGTTGCGGGCTGGTCCCGGAGCGGCACAGCCGCCGGTCATGGGAATGCCTGGCGTGCAGCAACCACAGCAACCAGATTTGGCGGGAGCACCCGCGGCTTCCAATCCGGCACAAGGAATCAATCCGCAGGCGCAGCCCGGCCAGCATTTGCCGTTTATGGAACCGACAGCGAAGGCGCTGGCGCCTGGGGGAAC